TTCGGGTACGTTCCACTAACTGTGGTGCCGCCAGAGCCGGTAAGTGCAACGGTTTGGTCTGGCGCAGAGTTCGAGAAAACAGTTCCGGTCAGTGTGATGCCAGAGCCAGCGGTGTAGGTGGTGTTGGTGTCGGTATTTGTATCAGTGCTTGTGATCGTGAAGTTCGGATACGTCCCGCTCACACTGGTAGCGCCAGACCCGGTCAACGATACAGTCTGGTCAGCCTGAGCGGCGGTGGCGTAGTCACTTGCAGCAGTGGTGGCTGCGCTGCCCAGACCCAAGTTAGTCCGCGCAGTAGCCGAGTTGTTTAGATCCGACAGGTTCTGGTTAGCTAGCAGCGCACCCGAAAGCGAGGCGTAGGCGTTTAGCCACTGACTGCCATCGTAAACCTTCATCGCGTTTGTCGTGCTGTCAAAATACAAAGCACCCGACACCAGTGCGTTGCCGTCGTTGTCTACCGTTGGTGCGCTCGACTTAGATCCTAAATATCGATCATCGAAGCTGTCCAGTGCGGCCAGTGCGGAGTCCCTTGCGGCCTCGGCGGCTGTCTGGGCCGACGCGGCAGAGGAGGCTGAGTTACTTGCAGCCGTGGCGGAGGTGGCGCTGTTACCGGCCTGCGTAGTGCTGGTGCCAGCCTGCGTGGTCGCCGTGGTGGCGCTGCCAGATGCGGATGTAGCCGACGAGGCGGCAGATGTGGCCGATGAGGCGGCGTTTGATTCCGCAGTTTCAGCAGCAACCTGAGCAGCTTCACTGGCATTTTTCGCCGTCAAAGAGCTTGCGGCACTGGCCGCGCTGTTTGTGGCCTGCGTGGTCGCCGTGGTGGCGCTTGACGAGGCGTTGGACTCACTAGTGGCCGCATTGGCTGCGGAGGCTGCTGCCTCACCGGCCTTGGCGGTTGAAGTATTAGAGCTGTTAGAGGCTGACGTGGCCGAGGAGGCCGCAGCGGTTTCACTGGCGCTGGCTGATGACGCAGATGAGGAACTTTGCGAGGCGCTGCTCGCGCTCTGTGCCGCCGATGTCGCTGCCGCGCTTTCGCTGGCTGCGGCATTCGTCTCCGCAGTCTCGGCGTTTGTCTCAGCCGTCTCGGCGTTCGTCTCCGCAGTCTCGGCGTTAGTTTCCGCAGTCTCTGCTGCGGTCTTCGCTGACTCGCTCGCTGCCTGCGCTGCCTCGGCTGCTATCTTCGCGGCCTCGGCGGCGTTCTTGCTCGCCAGCGCGTCAGCCGTGTAGGCGTCGGTGGTGGTCTGGTCGGGAGAGCCTTGGAAGAAACCACCAGAGGTGTCGGTCTGGGTTACCGCGTCCTCTTGGATGGTGGACTCGGTTGCGTCTTCAGAACCTACCTGCGTGGCAGGCGGGTTATCTTTAAAAAATCCAGACATTCTAGTATCCCATTTGGACTGTTGCCGTCGCTCCCGCGTTCTCCGCAACCGCAGCGTGCTGCATCAATCGACCCATTGCGTTCTGGTAGCCGCCCTCCCAGCGAGCGCCGTCGCTTCCGAGATACTGAGCGGCCTCTGCCAGAGTGCCGTAGAGGTACAGCTCCGGGGCAGCGGCAAACACCACATTGCTTGTCTCGCTCGATGTGAGCCTGCCGGGGTCGTAGTAGTAAATCATCCGCAGCTCGTCGCTGGCCTCGGCAGTCGGTACCGGGTAAAAGCGAAGTCGATAAGTCTCACGGGCAAAAACCTCCGGCGCTGCACCTGTGCGCTCGGTGTAGCTGTGGATCTGTGCAAGTGTTACGCGAGAAATCGGGTTGTAGTTCCAAAACAGATCCTTGGCCTCCAAGAAGTCCGACGGCAAAGTCGCATAGCCGTCGCTGCTCAGGGTTAGAAGGATAGTCTTCTCGTTAACTGGTGCTCGAAGCTCATGGAAGATACGGTTCTCCGCAAGCTCGATGAAATCTGGTATGACGTTGGTTAGGTCTTCCCGGTTCAGCCAATCGGCTACCGAGACCTTCAGGCCATCGTATGTGGACAGGCTCATAGTCTACCGCCTCGGGTTCTTAGGTACGCATACTCCGGGCTGTTTAGGCGCTGCTTGATCTTCTTCTGATCCTCGTAGGTGGGGTTCATGACGTTGATCCCCTCCTGCATCCACTGCACCACAACCACCATAGGTATAGATGCAACGCGCTCTATTTCGCCGTACTTGGCGTGCTTGTCGATTTCATTAGATCGGGCGATGTTGTCCGCGATGACGGGGGCGATATCCTGCGTGTGGGCCACATGCAGCTTGTCCTCAATCTCGTCGTGAACAATGTGGGATTTCAATTCAGACATTCTTTCACCTCAAAAGAAAAAGGTGTCTCCCCCCGAAGGGGGAGACTTGCTCAGGGGAGGGATGAGCAAACTTTACGCGGTCAGTGCGTCGATCTTGCCGCTCGCCTCGTCATGCTCGCAGACGAGCGTGAGTTCGGTGAGCATTTGTCTCTTATCAGAGTCGCCTGTACGGGCAAGTACAACAGTTTGCATAGGTCGCAATACTGCGCGTGACCAATACTCGGTGTCGAGAATAAGAACCGTGTTGGCGTCCAGAAGCCTATTCGGAGACACAGAAATGCTGCCGAACGGGGTAATGAGCACATCCACGGCTTGAACTACAGTCGTGCCGGTGCCGAAGTCTCGCTGGCGGCCAGCAGCCGTAGCGAAGCCTGCAACCGTCACAGAGTGCGAGGGCGTTACCTGCATCTGCGTAGCATCGCCGCCTTTTTCGTACACTTTTTGTGCCACGTCTAGGACGAGTGCTTCCGTTAGTGCTCTATTCGAGCCAGCGGTGTTGGTGGTGGCCGCGCTGATCTGGTTGGCAGCGGAGGTCAATTGACGTGCAGTGCTGCTGTTACCAGCGGTTCCTGCCTGTCCAGCGCCAACAAACGAATGCTCTATGTCGCGCTTGATTTCCTTACCGGCCTTGGCGATGGCATACGCCAAATCGCTTGTACGCCCGTATGTGCCTACCGCTTCGGCGGTGCCAGATACCTGTACGACCTTGTCGAAGATCTGCGTGTTGGCAGTCTTTACAGTCTGAGTGACCGTAGAGGCGTTGCCTGCGTCCGCGCCTTCAACTTTGGCATTCGCCGCCACTGGGGCGAGGGAGTCCTGCAACCACTGATGCAGCGTTGCGCCAGCCGTTGAGGTGCCAATGCTGGAGAGCATGGGTGTATCGGTTGGGCTGATGTCGTAAATGATGTCTTCTACGTCTTCGCGCTTACCGACCTGATCGAAAGTTTTTAGAGTGCCGCTTACTGTTGGCATGTTATTTCATCCTATTCAAGAGGGCTGCCGCTGCGTCATCAACAGTGCCGGACTTTCTCAATCGCTCCCGTGTTTTACGGGCGCTTTCGGACTGAACGGCCTTTGTCGAGTCGGCTTTGGAGCCTGACAAAGTTTTAGTAGGTGATGACTTCGCTTTTTTCTTAGCCGTCACCTGTTTCGCCTGATCGAACTGCATGGCCTTCCATAGCGCGGTAATCAATCGGTGATCGGAGACCTTATTGAACTCCTCACCGCTGACACCTAAACCTTGAGCGTATTCCCCGATCTTGTAATAAAGATCGTTGTTCCAGTTTGGGATATTGGTCTTCAGGACAGTCAGACTTTCTTTTGCGGCCTCTTTCTGCGCCGCCTCGGTCTGTTGCTGTTGCTGAGTCTGGAACTGATCCGCCTGCGCCTTAATTAAGTTGTAGGTGGACTGTGCCTGCTCATAGGCCGCCTTGGCCTGTCGATACTGATCAGGGTTGTCTATCGCGGCCTGTTCCCAGTTCACGTTCTGAAAACGCGAAATGTCAGCGCCAGCGGCGGACATCAACGCATTCATGGTCGCCTCGGCCTCTGCGGTTTGGGCCTCAAAGGCCTTCCGCTGCTCGGCTACCGCCTGCGTCTTTTTGGTGTAGTCGCTTTGTCTTAGGTACCCCAGCTTTAGCTCTTCGGCGCTCAGGCTCTCGCCATCGACCTCGAACATAGCTTCTGATTCCTCCGCCTCGGCTTCATCGGTTGGGTCTTCATCGACCTCCTCAGCCTCTTCGGTTTCCTCGTCGGGCGCTTCCTCGAACTCTGCTTCCACTATGTCGGCCTCATCGGCCTCTTGATCGGATTGCTCCTCAACCTCTGGTTCGTCCAGATCGGACTCCAACAGCGTGGTCAATCTATCAATTGTGTCTTGTTCCGAAGAGTCTTGGGAGGGTTGCTCTGCCGGATCAATGTTTGCTTCCGCCATTCTAATCCGCCTCCTGTTGTTTACGCAACTCTAAGTTGTTGATTAATGTAGCAAATTGCTGCACGAACATTTGGCCTGCCTTAAACATTGCGTAGAGCCGTTCGCGTTCAGCAGGTGCCTCCGCCGGTGTCTGTAGCAACTGATCCACTATCCCCTGATTCATTCTCTGGAAGGCCTCGTTGAACACCTCAGAGTTCATCATCGCGCTGGCCGCGTCTGCCTTGCTTTGGAGTTCGTGCATTTCCATTGTTTCTACTTCGCTCATACTAAAAAGTCCTTTTCGGGTTGCTTTGGTTTTTTGGGTTTTTCGGGTTTTTCACTTCCCGCACTTTTCTCAGCCACAGGGGCAGCCGCCTGCGCCCTGTATGCCTCGAATTCCTTAAAGACCTGCTTGATGTCGGGCTTGGGTTTCTTTTTCTCCTTCGCCCGGTTAAGCAGGTCATCGAACCTTGATAGATCAGCCAATGTTTACGTTCCTCGCTTGTGTTTTCTCTAGCTCCAGCTCCTCCTCGTCCATCTCGACCTTGTGGGCGTGCTGCTTCACGTCGATCATGGTCTTGGTCTCCTCGTTCTCTTCATGGAACTCCTGCTTCAGAGCCTCTAGCTGCACCCGGTTGGCCTCCTTCAGCGCATCCAGCTCTAGCTGGCCCTCTACAACAGCCGTTTGGCGGTCTGCCAGTTGCGCTTGGAACTGCATCTGCTCCATCTGCATCTGCTCCTGAGCCTGCTGCTGCTGTTGCTGCATCTCCTGCATCTGCTGCTGTTGCTGCTGATAGGCCGGGTCGTTTGGATCTTGCAGGAACGATGCCCCGTCCTTGATGTTCAGCAGCTCAAAGGCCCGGGACAGCAGGGCGTGGCGCTGCTGCTGGCCGTAGAGGCCGCCAACAGTCGGGTCGGCTGGGTTGGACGTGAACTGCGTGTCCAGAGTCAGCAGCTTCTGGGCCTCTGCCTGCTGCTCCTCCGGGGTCAGGGCAACGGCCACCGTCATCTCGGTGCGGTCACCAAGCGCGGAGGGCGTTACGGGCTGGAAGGCACCGTCGAGTTGTAGCATCACGGTCTCGTTCTCGTACTCCACGCCCAGCCGGTACAAGTCCTGCATCAGAGGCTTCAGGAAGTTCTCGGCGAAGTTCCTGCACATGACCATGATCCGCCGGTTGCTGGCGTTCATGAAGGTGTTGATCAGGTCGCTTGAGTTCTGCTTGCTGATGGCGGTGGAGTCCATGCCGCGAGACATCCGGCTCGATCCAGAGCGTTGCTCCTTCTCCTGCTCGAAGTTCTCGATAGCTGTGTAGACGTTGCCGTTGAGCTGCGGGGTGGGCAGGGGCCGTACCACAGACTCCGGGTTGGGAGACATCACATCCACCACGGCACCTACCCGGTTGTCGAGCAAATCGCGTGGGTTCTTCACTAGGCTAAGGTTCGCAACCCAGCGGCTGGTGGTGGTCAGCATCAGGTGATCGACCACGCCGCGCTTCAGGCTCGACATAGTCTTCTGAAGATCACAAAGCTGGTCGGCCAGCGACATGCCATAGAAGCGATGCGGCAGCGGGAAGGGCGTGAAGGTGCGGAACGGCATCTCGGTCACCATCTCGATGTCCAGCATCACCCGGCGGCTGTGGATGCACTTGTAGTAAACGCACTCGTTGATCTCGGGGTCGTGGCGCTTAATGTAGCTCTCGTACAGAGTCACATACTCCCTGTCCCGGGCGTCATCCAAGCCGAAGCGGTCATGTCGGAAGCTATCGACTGAGTCTCGACCAATCGATCCATCCTCCTTCAGCATGTCCTCCTCGTCGAGCTTGGCGACCACATCGGGGTCGAAGCCCTCAGACAGCAGCTCGCCTCGGGTACGCGCCATGCGGTGCGAGCAGAAGTCAGAGTCCTGCACGGTCTTGGCGCGTGGGTTGATCAGGAAGTCTTCAGGCTCCACGGTCTCGACGCATACCTTGCTGGTGTCGTAGCGGCGGCGGGTGGTGCCAGAGAGGGCAAGCTGCGAGTAGGCGGTGCCGGTCTGCTCGTCCACGACCTCGATAGTCTCCTCCATCATCTCAATCAGCTCCACGTCGGGCGCTGACATCATGACGTTGAACTCGTTCTCGCTGAACTGCTCAAACTCCTCGGACTCGTAGCGGTAGTCTGCCTTCCAATACCTTTTCACCACCCCGGTCTTGGCAACCAGCGCGTCGTGGATAACGTCCGCGAGGATCTTGTAGCCGTTGTTCTGGCGGTAAAAGTTGTAGTTAGTCCACGCCGTAGCCAGCCGGGCGGTGTTCACATCGTCTGGAGACTGCGGGTCGAAGCGGCAGATGTTCCTGTCCGCGCTGAAGGTCTCCAGCATCATGGCCTTTACGGCCTCAACGGCGTCGAACACGTCGCGGGACACATGCTGCGAGCGGCCACGGGTCTCGTTGCCCATGGGTTCGCCGTAATAGTATCGGTGGCCCTTGTCGCGCTGGTCGCCTACCTCGCTGTTGGCGTAGGTGTCGGCTGCGTCGATGTTTCGCTCCAGTGTCGAGAGCAGCTCCTGCTCGTCAATAGTCATATTCATGGCTTAGGTATCCTTCTTTAGTACCAAGTTGCTGCTGCTCTGCGTTGTTTTGACCAAATCTGGTCACCGATATGGCCGCGTAGCGGGTCGCGTCCATCAAATCGTCGAATTCCTTGTGAATTTTTCCCTTCTTGCGGTGGTAGCGCCTAAATTCCTCGAACCACGGGGATAGGTTGCTGAAAACCTGCAACCTGCCGGTGCGGAACCGCTCCAGCATCTCCATCAGCCCCGGCTCCACATAGTTGGTGCCGTCTGGGTTGGTGAACTTGCCGATCATCAGCACCCCGGCCTCCAGATACATTTCCGCCAGTGTCTTGCCAGACCCCTTTTCTGTGCTGTCGCCGTCGTGGGGGTAAATCATGGGGATGGTTTTCCCTCGTGACTTGATGGCCGAGGCGTGTACCGCCGGTATCTCGCCCTCTTTCTTGTAAATGTCGTACACATAGATGCAGTCGTTGTCTGGGTTGTAGGCCGTCCAGACCACGCAGGTGGGGTGAGTAATACCAAAGTCGATGGCGGCCAGTTTTTTGTAGTGGCCGGGGATCTCAAACGGTTCGCACTTAACGACCTCCTCGGAGAGCGCGAACACCATGCCCTCGCCAAGCACCGGGATGCCCTTGGAGCGCATATCGCGCTGATACTCGGGGATAGCAGCCA